AATCAGCCATCGGTGGGGGCCTCGGTTATCGTGGTGGTGAGAAGCATTTACCTGGTCTCCGTCTCTTCCGGTTTGATGGCCCGGTCCCGGGGCGGCTTCTTGATGCTTCGGGCTTTCGGCTTCTTAGTTTCCGGTTTTTTTTCTTTCATGGGAGCGCCTCGCAGATCCTTGAACCATATCGTATCGACCACTTGCACCGGTCCGAACATCTCATCAACCGCCTTGATCACCCCGGGATGCTGTACTTTGTCATAATCATGCCCCGCAATCATCTTGGTCGCCTTGGGGAGCCAGGCCCGGATGTCAGCCATTACCGACCCGTAGGCGTGGTCGGCGTCGATGAAGACCATGTCAACCGACCGACCCCGGAAAGCCTCAGCCGCCTTCAGGGAGGGCATTTTCATAATTTGCAGATTGTCGAACCCCTTGAGGTTGTCAGAAAAGGCCCGCCAGTTTTCTTCGATGATCTGGGCAGACAGCCCGGGGATGCCGATATATTCCGGGTCCCAATGATCCACCGCATAAACCGGCCCTTTGCACCCGGAAAGCAGGGCGTGGGTGCTGCGGCCCTGCCAAGAGCCGAGTTCAACAATCTCCTCCATTTTCCGCGCCGTCTCATAAAGCCATCGGAGTTCTGTCTCAGACATCATGCCGGCGATATTGACGAAGCCGGGGTAGACGGGCCAGGGGGCGGCCATAATCTTATCCAGTAGTGCCCCGCTTTTGACCACATCGGACGCTTTCTGAGCGCGATCTTGCTGCGGGGCGGCGCCGGGGTTCATGTGCCAGACAACAGCGTCTGGATTCCAGACCAACTTGTAGCCCAGGGAATGAAGGCGTCGGCCGTACTCGATATCCTCATGGCCGTAGCCGACAAATCGCTCATCAAATCCGAAACTCCCGTCTTTCGCCGGTGATCTGGCCGCCCGGGGCGACAAACAAAAACAGTTCGACCGAAAGTGACAGAACTTGCCAGCCTGGGCGTCGGCCCACCAGGTTTTCATTTCATACTTCGGGGTGACCGGCAGAACCATGTCCAGGTAAGCCTCCTGGTTCGCGAGATACCCCATTTGAACCTCTTGAGGGTTATGCCGCCCCACAAAAGACTTTATGAGTTCTCTGTGCGGGAGACAGTCGTCATCAGCAAAGATGAAAATGTCGCCCTTGGCCGCCCGGATGCCGTTGTTGCGGGACTTAGCCGCGGTGTTCGTGTCCACGTTGCCGGTATCGAACCATTGCAGGGTGTAATGCCAGGTGTTTCCCATGCCGGCCAGCATTTCCTGGGTGCCATCTGTGGAGCCGTCATCGCAAACGATGACCTCAAACCACTCCGGCCAGGTCTGGTCATTGAGCATATCAAGGTGCCTCTTGAGGACATCCTTGCGGTCATGCGTGGCGATCAAATAGGATACGAGCTTCACGATGCCTCCCCCATAGCGCCCCAGTAAATTGCCGGGTGCGGCTTGTATCTGAAAAAAGGACTCTCCCGGAGATTGCCGTCGATGGTCCGAAATTTCAGCCCTAATTTCCACACAACATACGCCCAGTGTATTTGATCCGATTGGGACCCGGCCTCGATTTCCCTCCACCACAATTCCATGGCTGTGACGATATCGGGGGATAGATGGCGCCTGAATAAAATTCCGCACTCCCACAGGCCGAAGTCGTGAGGCATCCCGTTCTGAGAATACCGGGAAATGATCCTATCGATGGTCGACGGGAAGTCTTTTTGAACCTCAGAAACCACCTCAGCTTCTTTATAAAGGCAGTCCCGCCGCGGATGCCGGTGCAGGGCCAGGTCGTAACGGGACAGGTAAAATTCGGCCACTTTGCCAATGTCTGGCGACGGAGCGATATTAGCGTCAATCCAAATGCTCATGCTGTGATCCGGGAAATATTCATGGGGCAAGACCTTGGGGTGCTTCGCCGTGCGCACGGCCTGGGTCAAGTGCGTCCAGGCGAAAGGCCGGATACCCCAAATCTTTGAGGTTAAAGGCTGATCCGTGAAGCAAACGTAATCGACTCCGGGCGCAGGCACGGGGTCAACAAGATCATCCCGTCCTCTCCCAGCGATAGCGGTGTAAACCACCAGCTGATTACGCCTTGATAAATCCACGGTACGCCTCCACGTCGTCGCACCATTCCTGAAACTTCGTTAGGTCTTTATCTGGGGTGTAGAAACGCTTGTCGTGCCCCACCCCGGCCCCACCACGCCCGGGCATACCCTTTATCGAACAATGCAGTTGCATATCAGCACCGGGCACGAGACGGCTGTTCCCGTTAGCTCTCGCCCATAGCCTCATGTCAACCGAGCACTCCGGATAATCCGGCAGGCTGTTGTCAAATGGAATCGCCTTCTCCAGTTCAGGCAATAGGGATTTTCGGAAAGCCGTTTGAGAAAGCGACGCATGGTCCCCCCGGCCCATCTCCCGATAACCAGGAATGCCCGGGTGGTAATACTTGGTACCTGAGATTCCTACCAGCTCGTGATCCTCCAGGAGGTCGGCCATGGTGGCGATGTAGTCCGGCCCGTACCAATCGTCATCCTCCATGACCAGCACCTTCTCATGGGCGATGTGAGGGAGGGCAACCCGAAGATTTTCTCCCAGGGTGCAGGCCGGGTCATCCTTCCTAGGGTTGCGCCGAATCACCTTGGCGCCAGGAAATTTTTTGGCCTTGACTGGCTTCGTGCCGTCGTCAATGATGATCCACTGGTCAGCCTGCCGGGTCTGGGTCGCCATCCACCGCCGGAGGAGCGCAAGGGCCTCGGGCCGGTCACCCGTTGGGGTGATGACCGTCACCTTGCCGTCACCTGTTGCAAATTTTGCAACAACTGGCACATCCGGAAGAACCTTTTGGTCAGGCATCTTCCCGAACTCGAAACACTGCAGGGCTGAATCGGGATTGAGATTGATTATCTGCGCCCCTGTCTCCTGGATAGCCAAGGATGTAAACTCGAACTCCTGGATGAAACTCTTGTACACGTTATCCCGCTGGACCTCGGGGTAGCCGTCATGCCACCATCTCTGAAATTTCCCTTGGGTATGCAGGTCAAAGCCCAGGAGGTAAATAGGGTTGGCGCCCAAACAAATCGCCAGATTCATGGCACCCATGCCGCTATTGGTAAACAGTGGCAGCCCTTTCTTCAGGCTTGGGCTAAGAGAATAATTGGGAGCGATATCCATCACCGGGATTTTCGTTATTGATGGATCGAAATCATAATTAAGGACATCCAGCCACAACTTTGCGGCTGCGGATTGCAAAAACTTCTCTCTCACGTCAGACCCCAATTTGCCTCCCATGATCCACTTGTACAGCCGTAAATCAATGGAGAAGATCACTGACGGGTCAAATTTCTCGAAGGTCCGATTTACTCCGATCACTAATTCTCCCTCAAGTTGCGAGAAGTCGAACCCGACCAGGCTTGGGCCACCGCCGATAATAAAACACCGGCGGCCGGCCCAGGCCCCGTCAAGCAAAACGTCAGGCTGGCAAATCGGCTGCGGTTCGGGGACCAGGGCATCAACAGAGCGCACAAGCTCCAATTTCCAGATGTTATTTTTTACAAGTTCGGGGGGAGGGTTCTCTAATAGATCCCCTCCCCGAAGCAGAACTCGTAACGGTAGGCGCACCGTGTATCCTGGTTTTATCCGGTAGTTCACCGCTAATTTCATCCCGATTCCCTTAAACGCTGAAGACCGCCGTGTTGACCTGCGTAACCGGCTCCACTCTGGCGCCCATGAGGATCACCACGGCCGAAGCCAATAGAACGGCGTCCGAGCCGGTATTGTAAACCCGGATAAACCGCTTCCGGCTACGGAGGTTCAGGCGGCCCACATAAGCCGCGTCATCGTTCCCGGTGGTAATGGCGGTGAAGACGGCCCCGGGGATGTCGGCATAACTGGTGTCAGTATCGGTGGCACACTCCTGGATTTTGAACACATGGGAGCCGCTGCCAGAGGTGAGACCGGCCTCCAGGACGATCATGGCCTCATCGAACCCCTGACAATCAACCCCGGCCCCCTTGTTTACCTGAACCGCCAGGGATTGCGGAAGGAAGCTGTGCACCGCTTTGGTGTTTTGGTGTGCAGTATATTTTGGCATGACCTACTCCTTATTATTTAAGCATCGGGGGCCAAGGCCCGCTGACCCGGGCCCCCTTGTCAAAGTTCAAGACTAGTTGCTGGACGCGATCCGGGCGGTGTTGCACAGGCACATGCTCTCGGGATGGCGCAGGGCAGCGTCCGCTTCAGTAATGATCCGCACCCAGGTCTGATCCGTGGCGAAGGCGGTACCGGCCACATTGGAAGCCAGAATCTCGAAGCCGGTCCATTCAGCGATCAGCACCTCAAGCCAATTGCCGAAGTAAATCTCCGTGCAGTTGGTGGAGCTGCCGGCCACCAGATTCACCGGGAGCTGCGTGGTGATGGCGAAGGGATAACCGATAGCGCCCTCAATCTGAGCATCGGACAAGGGAAGCATCGGATATTCGCCCCCGGTGTCCCCGGAGAAGTACGGGTTACGCAGCTTCTTCAGCACCCGTTTGATGGCCGGATGGAAGACGAACCCCAACCTGCCACGCAGAGCGTTATCAACGGCCAGTTCGTATTCCATGTCCGGCCAGGGGGTCGTCCAGTCGGGGACAGCCCCGGCACCGGAACCCATGATGACGGTGTTGATCCCCGGGGTGTTGGCGATGCCGAGGGGCATATTTTCCGAACCGGAACCGCGCAAGACCGCATAGTCCAGGGCCGCCCCCAGAGCCATCGCCAGGTCCTGGCGCACCAGAGTCTCAGCGCTGGGATTAGAGCGCCGAATCAGTTCATTATTGATGTAGGTGAGCGCCATCAACTTTTTGGGAAACAACTTGATCACCCCGAAAGTTAAATCGGTGGGAGGAGGGGCTTCGCCTTCACCTACCCAGTACGCCGTGGCGCCGCCGGTCTGTTTGACGAAGGTCACCGGGGAGCCTTTGAGGCCGGAGATGACCCGTGCACCCATTTTGATGCAGACCGCTTCGGCGCGGTACATTTCGATGAACTCCGGCATGGCCTGGGCGGGCACCAGGTAGCCGCCGCTGACGTCATCGGTGGTACCCATGGTCTTGCGGGTCTGCTGGAAGACTTCGGCTTCATAGCCGGCGCTCTTCCACTGGTCCAAGGGCGTGCCCTGCTTGATATAGTTCAGTGCCCGGCATAACGAAAACTTCTCGGGGTCCATCCCGTCTAGGGCGGCCCACTTGCGGGGTTTGGCATGCTTTTCCATCTCGCCGAACCGGGTTTCCAGGGCGGCATATTTGTCGTGGAGTTCGGGGAACATTTTGAAGGCTTCCAGGATGGAAACCGGAACGCCGTTCGCTCCGGCCACCGTCGCCCCCAATTTGGTTTGGATATCTGCGAGTAATTCCTTGATTTTCTCCATGATTTACTCCTTGGGCGTGCACACCGTGAGGTGCAGGTTTTGGGTTAAATTGCGCAGTTCGTCAAGTTCCGCCGCGTCCTCAGACTCCCCCGCTCGTCTCACCCCATTAGGCTCTGTTTCGCCGGGGTTCAACGCGAGAGAATAGATGCTCTGAATCGGGGTGATGCTTTTATCTTCTTTGGAGGCAGGCTCCGCAGCCGTCAAGACCTGTTGGATCAATGCCACGGCCTGCTGCAGGGCCGCCTTATTTTTAGCGTTCAAAACCGCGCCCGCCTTGGTTTCGAGCGTGACGCCAGTCTTCAGTTCCAATTCTGCCCTGATCTTTTCCAGTTGCTCCTCGGAAAGTACCAGGTCGAATTTCACGGGTGGGGCTTCGGCAAGGTCGACCAGTTCGGCCTTGAGGGCGTACACCAGGGCGCAGAGCGCCGGCACTGTATCCTCACTTAAGGGCTCAAGACCCAGTTCGACCAGGCGTTGGTCAAGGTCGCTCGAAGGCGATGGTTCTGGGGGTTGAAAGAGCCGAGCCTGATCTTCCGAGATGACCCCCTTTTGGACCGCCATCATGACAGCGTTGGGGTTGGCCGGCACCGGGACGGCCGACAGTTCGTAAAGCTCGGATTTCAGGTATCTGAACCCTGTATGCTCCTGGTATCCCTGCTCGTCTTTTTTCCCCACGATGGGCTCCCGCTCTAAGCCCTGAAAACCCACGGAGGTGGCCTTGAGGTAACCGCCCAGGTACAGTTTGTAAATGGTGTCGGCAAAGGCATACTCTTCCGGGGAGGCAAACTGGATCCGGAATGTCAGGCCATCTTCTTCAGACTTTTTGACCATAATTGCTTTGCCCACGGGGGGCTGCGTGTAGTCATGCGCCCAGAGGAAGACCGGATTTTTCATGTAATTTTTTACGTCCCAACCGGCCACCTCGATGATGTCGCCGTAGCGGTCCACGTCCGCGGTGGAACCAACAAATTCCAGGGTGCGGTCTTCTGGGCCGCCTACCTGTCGCACCTCAAAATCAAGGTCTTTATGGATCAGCTTCATGGCGTTCTCCTTCAATTCTTTTCCAAAATGGGCAACGAAACACACCGGCAATTGATCACTTCGCCAGCCGGCCCAGCCGGATCACAGGGGTACCGGCACCCATTCGGGAAGGTTTCCCCACGCTTTATCGCACCCATTGACGCATTCATGGAGTGGCTGTCTCTGACCTCAGCATCCCCGGCAGTGCTCCAGGCGATCTTTTCGACTCCCAATTGATCCATGGCCGCATCCCGGGCGGCCCCCATGGCCTGGCCCGTTTCCGTCCGGGCGATGGTCAGGCTGCGGGACACGGTGCCCGTGGCCGGCTTCTCATATGTGTTGAAGACTGTGCGCACCCGGTCCTGCAACTGGCCGACCGACTCAAGCTGGCCCAGGCCCTCGGATAGGGTGTCCCGGAGCGACTTTCTGGTTATGTCGTTAATCTCGGTGACCTTGATGAGCTTCGTCTGGAGCACTTCAATGGCCGGGCTGTCCTGGATGATGAAATCGCTCGGATCAAGCCCAAGCTCAGCGTAAATAGACTGGCCCGCTTCCTGGCCGGCGTTCAGCCAGAATGTCCAGGCCGCCTTCTGTAATTTCTGGTTGGCCTCTTCCAGGTTGAACAGCAGGTCATCGGCCATTTCCTTCTGGATAGCCTTGCCGCCCAGTTTGTCGGATAGGAGCTTAAGTTGAATCTTGCGCTGCTCGAAGAAGTACCGCTTGATTTTGCTGTGGAACTTCTCCTCCATGACCGTGCGAAGATTGTTGAAATTCTGCCAGTAGCCCTGGACGACGCGTCGGGCCGGGGTGGGGAGTTGGAATACTCCGCCTCGAGCCGGTGGTAAGGATGTCTTCTCCGGGGGTGCGGGTGCGGCCGCAGTTGGTTCAGGCGGCGCCGATCCCACCGGCTGGAGGTTGAAGGGCAGATAGCCAATGTCGCCACCGTCCACCTCGGGCAGGCCCAGGTCCAGATATTCATTGACCACGTCGGCGGGGTACCCCATACCCCATAGGGTCCTGGCCTGTTCCAGGAGCAGCCCCCGGTCTTCTTGCAGGGCCGGGATGGACTTGCGGTCAAACTCAGGCCAGACCGCCCCGCCAGCGATCCCCTTGCAAAGCTGGCTCCAAAACGCGAACTCAATCAAGACCATCTTGGGGTCAAGGGTCGTCTCCCAAAACAGCTTTCGGCGCACCTTGTCTTTGGCATAAGAACCGGTATCATCCTCAATCCCGAGTTCGCCTTTAGGAACCTTGTAAACGCCGCCCAAAATTTCTTCCCGATTAAGTTTACGCCCCTCGAGGAAGAGCATGTCTGATTGAGATATGCCGGTCTGCTTGTATGTGATGCCGCCTTCCAGGAGGGCTATCTTGTGGGTTTTGCTGACGCCCTGGTGGCGGTCGCCCCATTGCGCCAGGAGGCGGTCGAACTCCTCCTGCATCAGGTTCTCTTTGCTTTCCAGGACCCCGCCGGGCTGCGCCCCATTAATGAAAAAATTCCGGTTGTATTGGGAGGCGTAGACATCCTGCTCGAGGCTTAAGCGGGCCACTTCGATAGGCGATAGGCCCCGATAATCGTCGTAGGGGTTAAAATACCTCAGGTGAATAACCTCGTGGGGTTTCAAGGGGATCTGCTGTCCGTTCTTCCGGTATATCCAGCCGAGGATTAGGCCATTTTTACCCGGCACATGCTGAAAACGGGAGGGAGGCAGGGGCCAGATTTCTTCCGGCAGGGTGGCGATATTTGGACGCTCGGCGATGCACATAGCTTCCCCGTTAAGCCCCAGAAAGATCAGCATGGCTTCCATGAGCTGGTACCCGCTCATCGTGGGGTTCGGGGTTTCAAACAGGTCCACCAGGGGGCCAGCCTCCACCGGGCGCTTGTCCTTTTTGGTTCCGGCGTAGAAGTTGAAAGGTACCGCGGCGATATTCTGGGCGATGGCATTTACACAAGCATAGACCCAGATGTGCTGTTTATAGGGACTGGAGACGTCGCTTGTCAGACCATCCAGGGTGAACGATCCGGCCACTAGTTGGGCGAAATTGGGCGCTGACAGGGGGGTGGCCAGCTCCCGCTTTATGACTGACGGCTCTTGCACACTGGTCATTTTTTTTGCACGGTTAAGTCCCCGCTGAAGGAGTTCCAGAAGCATGGTTGCATTTTAAGGCAATTCGATGGGGTTGGGAGAGGCCAGTTTACAGTAGTACGATGGCAGTTTTAGGAAAAACGGCAAAAAAAAAGAGCCGGGACCCCTGGGTAGAGGTCCCGGCTTGAGATGTGTGGGTTCGGATGGTTCGGATGGTGGCGGGGGCTACCTCATTCGCCACCATCAGAAGGAGGTGGCCATTTTAGACCAGAAACATCGAACTCTATGGTCTGGTTCCCCTCCTGGTAAAAAAGAGCTTCAATTTTGAGTTTTTGGGACTTTTTAAGATGGGCGATAAACCTTTTGTAATCATCAATATAGACAATCGTGGAATCGTAACTAGCTGACCCACGTACTAAAAACTTCATCAGCTTCCCTTCGTCAAACCGTACGTTAATTTTTGTGCCGAATGGGCTGACAATGAATTGTCCACGTGTAATCATCAGCATTACGTCCTTCCCATGTGCTGGGTGAATCCTCAAGGTCAAAACAGCCTGCTGTGGGCCAGCGTAAGGGAAGCCGAAATTTAAGAGGGTGAGGGAATCCCTCTGCGCCATTTTTATAGTTCCACGACCCATTTTGTCAGGAGAACTGGATTGCCTCCACTCTGAAGGAAACAAGGAATGAACCGTGCTTTCAGCCTTGGCCTCCTTTAGTGACGAGGAAAGGTCGAATTGGCAGAGACAAAGAACCGCCGCAGTCAAAAACAAAATTGCCACAATCATTTTTCGTTTCATGGTCGTGTCTCCATGGAAAGCCGGGGGCTCCTGTACCCCCGGCCAAGTTATGGGTTTGCGAAGTAGATAGCCTGCCTTACTGCACCGCGTCCTTCAAGGCCTTCTGGGCTTTAAATACCACCTTCTTCTTGGCCGGGATGTTCACCGGGGCTCCGGTTTGCGGGTTCCGTCCGGTCCGGGCTGCCTGCGTCTTGACGCTGAACTTTCCGAAGCCATGCAGGGTGACCTCAGCGCCTTTTACCAGAGCGTCCACGATGTCCTTTATAAAACCGTCGATCACTTCGGTGGCCTTAGCTGTGGTGATGTCTACCCGTCCGGCTGCCCGGATCGCCAGGTCCCGCTTAACTACGCTGTGCATGTGTTTCCTCCTGCCTATTTAAAATACCGCGACTCGCCGCCGCGGGTGAAGCCTGTTTCTGCCTACATCCACGCATCCGCAAAGGCGTAATGTTCCCGATTACTGTGCCTACACGATGAGCATAAGCGGTTGGGGCCAGGAATAAACTTGCCGCATTTTAGGCACGGTTTCTTTTTCGCCTTGGGTTCGTTTACCGTCTCGCTGGCCTTTTCCTTTTTCCTAGTCTCCTGCCAGGCCTGCCAGGCCCGCCGGCGCACTTCCGTCTTGCATTCGGGTTTTTTGCAGGCCCGATAGGTCAGATAGTGCCTGAGGCCTACGAACTCGCACCCGCACACTTCGCAGG